GGAACATCACCTGGCTGAGGGTGTGGCCCTGAGTTTGGAGCGCAGGGTTCCCAGACTGATCCCACAGGCCGTCAGGAGTCCCCAGTGTGCTATCCGCTGCGATAATCTCAACGATGCAGTCACTGGGGAACGCGTCGCCGTTGGCGCCCATCGTGACTTCCCAGTTGCTAGGAGCGAAGGTCCCACTTCCAGTGGACTGAAAGCCGACGGTGGGTTCATTCCAACCGATCACGACACCTTGAACACCAAGATAGTCATTCGTTGGGATCGAGGTGAAATCCAGATCCCAGGAGGCGCTGTGCCCCCAGGGACTCTCCACATCCCCGTTTGCGTCCACGGTGGACATGATCGACAACGTACTCATAATGTAAGGAGAGTCGGTGTCCGCGAGGGTCCATGCTGCTGAGTTGGATCCCTCAAGTGAGCTCCCGTTGAGATCCTGCACGTTCGCAAGGGTGATGATGAAAGCATCCCCCGCTTCAACAGTGAAGGTGCTCAAGGGGATCGTAAGTGTAGTCGCTGAAGGGTAAGCAACCGCCCCTACAATGATGGAGGATCCACTGGCGATATTGGGAGCAATCGACACAGAGACGGTCTCTTGGATGGGCTTGTCGAACGTCACAGTGATTGACGACCCGAATGAAGCGGCAGCGGTGACCCCCGCAGAGGGTGACCAAGACAAGATGGAGGGCCCCGTGGTGTCAATGATGACCTCGTGCCAGTAAGTGGCTGGATCTACCCAGCTCTGTGCGGCATACGAAAGGGGTCGACCACCAGCTCCAGCACATCCGACTTTGGCCCGAACGCCTTCCGGTCCTTGGGCGTCCCAAGCCAGATTCAGACCTGCGGGTTTGACTTTGACAGTCCCAACACCGGAGAAGCCAGACCAAGTGAAATGGATCTGGTGTGCGGTAACCCCGTGGGCCCCTGTGACTTGATCCACCCTCGAAAAGGCAACGCCGGCGGGAAGATCGAGATCCCATGCGGCTGCCGCTCTGGCAACTGTCATCGGCTGAACAACGCCCACGAAATCCACTTGGATAGCACCATTCCATCCGGGGGGTGCGGTCCCCGAGGGGGTGTAGGTGGCAGTGGGGTACTGCGCGCCCAAGTCCGAACCATTGTCATCAATCACCCTGTGGTGAGTGAAAGAGAGGGGGGCCCCAACAAATGCGTTCCCAGAAATGTCCGCCACATTGGTCAGAGTCACGGTCATGGGACCCGTCTCATTAGACGCGATACCACTGCTTGAAACGAAGTTGGCTTTATACCTGGACGGAGAAGCACCGAAACTGGTGGTGCGTACCACGCTGGCCACACTCACGGCCTGGGGGCTGTTGGCAGCCATCCCATCTATGATCCAGTTGGCGGGATCGTAGATGGGGCCTTGACCGTCCACCGACTCAAAGAACTCATCGAACTCCACCTCAGTGAACTCGGGCCCGACAACTACACCGGGGGAGAGTTGAATGGGAGGGGTGACGGTGGTGCAAGTCGGATCTGCTCTGGTCCAAGTCGGGGCCTGCGTGTCCACGGACCACACATAGGTGGTGCCCTCGGCGAGCATGTCGTTACCGGCACGGTCCAGGATCATATTGACTTGATTGAGGACGAGCTCGACAGAGGCCGTCTGATTCAGCAAGGACGTACTCGGCTGGGTGAACTTCACTCGCGTGACCATGTCCCCGTCGCCCGAGAAGGAGGGGATGTTGCTGGAGAGTGGGTACGCCGTGATAGGGGCCGCGGATGCGAGGGTGTTCCCACCGCCATCCTTGAGATGCATGGTGTAGCGGGCGGTGTTGTCCGCCGTATTGTTGGGGATGTACTCATTCCAAGTCAGGTCGAACCAGACAAGAGATGAGCCGTCGCCCCAGTTGTTGCCAAGTATCAAGAGAGGTTGCGTATCCGGGTCTGGGGTCATGGCATCCACCCGAGGGCGGGTCAGGTCGATGAACCAGTCGAATGTCTCGGAAGCCACAGCGTTTCCGAAGGCATCCCGGATTGTGGTTGCTGAGTTTGCGGAGCCTGGGTTGATGGCCAGAGTCAGGATACCTTCAGTGAGGGATCCATGACTCGCATAGACCCCATAGACCCACTTGCCCTCGGCGGTAGGTCCAGAGGAGAGGACCACGGAGCTCATGGACATGCCCGTGGAGCCGGGGCCAGAAAGGGCCCAGTTGCCAAGGATCTCGAAGTTCAGGAGTTGCTCGTTGAAGGTAGCGAGGAAAACCAGCTCGGAACCGGCACCCGCACCGAGGCCTAAATAGGTATCTGGGACGGGGTCGAGGAGCTCAAGTGCGGGAGACACCGTGTCGGGCTGGTCGATGTCCGGCGGGACTACGTTGCCGTAGAAGGTGATCTGCGGGGCATCATCATAGTCGGGGCCGTCGTTGCGGTAATCCGCATCGACCCCCACCTTGCCAACTCCCCGGGTCAGAGACTCGAAGGTAGGTGCCCCGAAGTTCGAGTTATACACATCATTCTTTGCCACGGCCGTCCTCCAGTCAGGTTCCGAGTGCGAACCCCATCTCTACACGGGGACAGCTATCGGGTATAAACCGACGGATGGATGGGGGGCCCCCAAAATAGAAGAAGCCCCCAACCTGCCGAGGCAGGAAGGGGGCTTCAGTACGGTTCTACCCAGATAACCGGGTCCGCTTCACATCACCGTTAGCGGGTGATGCTCAGACGGGCGAGGCCGCGGGGGTTGTAGGCACCGATGCCAAGGTTCTCGAACACCGAGAAGCCGATGGTGCGGGCCTTCGGGTCGTCTGCGGAGAGGACAGTCAGCTCGGTACGGACAGGAATCCGACCAAACATTTCCGGCTCACAGCAGACGTACACCGTGCCGACCGGCACGAGACGACTGACGATGACTTGAGCACCCCAGAGGGTTCCCATGAGACCCGTCTTCAGAAGGGCAGCCTGAGACTCAATGTCCAGGATGTCCCGACCGAACTTACGCAAATCAGCGTAATCGCGGGCGTTCATGAAGATCCGGGCGACCCGAAGGTCGTGGCGCTCCACGAGGGAGAAGGCGTCGGCCAGCACTGCGCCGGTGATCGGAGCGACGACTGGAATGTCGGCGTTCGTTCCACCTGCGATGCTGTCGAAACCAACGGCGGCGATACTGTCCAGAACAGCGAACACACGCTCGTCCTCGGCGGCCTGAATCTGCGCACGGGCAAGATCCTGGGCACGCTCGATGAGGTCGAACCTGCGCTCCTTGATCTGGGTCAGCGGGATCTCCGGGTTCGAGGCAATCTCGAACAGCGGAAAGATCACACGACGCGGCTTGGTGACAGCCAGAATGTTCTGGCCTTCCTCGCCGACGACGTACGCCGTCACATCAGGGTCTTTGTCGTAGATCGGAAGGGCGCCGTCCGGAAGCTGCTCGACCAAAAAGGTCTTGCGGCCAACGGAGGTGTAGTCCCGACGGGTACGAAGCGGTTGGGTCATCGAGGCTGCGAGCTTGGCACGACCCTGTGGGGTCTTGATGTACTCGGAGATGATCTTTTGCTTCACTGCATTTGATACGTTGCTCATGATGTTCTCCTCAGACCCGCTGGTCGTAGACGATTTCGTCTTGGGTTGCGTCAGCAGGCATCTTGAGGATCCCGATGAGGGTGGAAGAGGCTTCGGCAACGAGGAGCTCACTGAGAGCGGCAGTGTTCTGCCTCTCATGCGAGTCGTTCGCTGCTGTAGCATTGGTAAGGTAGCCGTTCCTGCTGGCGAGCAGGGGGTCACCCGTTGCGTAGGTCAACGCGCCGGCGTCAACGATGTTGGCCGTCTCGAACAGGTTGTTGGCGTAGCAACCCTGGGCGGAGACGTAGGGTCCCTTACCGGAGCTGGTGCCGGGCGTGTTCTCGTACGAGTTGCCGTTGGCGGTGTTGATGAAGACGCCGAGGGGTCGAACGCCACTGTTGCCCGCGATGGGACCTCCAATGTAGTTGCTTCCCTCGTCCGGACGAGTGAACGCGACGGAGCCCGAAAGGACACCGAGCACGGTCGTATCGACCTGGTCGGAAACGTTGGTAGTAATGATGGGGGGATTGACCTGAGTGAAGGCGTCGTCGGTAAGCACTCCGACGGTATTACGAATACCGACGTGAAGAATGCGTAGCGCCGAGCTACTCTCAGTAAATCCACCACTCGCCTGTCCAAGCAGTGCCATGATAAAATCTCCTAAAGGCAGTGCTCCCTGTTAGGGGAGGTGGGTTGTTGTGGTCTGAAAACCAGACCGTGCCCTTCATGGGACGGGCCGTCCCTACTCTATTGGTGTCCTTCATAGGCGGACTAACGAAAGTCCCCCGGACGGACGGGGCCGACCGGGGGACTTCGGGGGTCGCTACACGCCGAAGACGTCACTGACGTCAGGGGCAGTTTCCCACAGCTTGCTGAGATCACTGATCTCACTCTTGGCTGCGGCCTTGGTCACGGCACCGAGGGTCTTTGCACCCTTGCTGGCCTTGCGACCTCGGGGACGCTGCTTCGAGGCAGCCTTGCGTGCGGACTTCTTGGAAGCCTCTTCCTCATCAGCTTCCTCGTCGTCAGCCTCTTCCTCATCAGCTTCCTCGTCGTCGCCCTTCTTGGCAGACTTCTTGGATGCTTCCTCGTCGTCAGCTTCCTCGTCGTCAGCTTCCTCGTCGGCTGCGGACTTGGATGCTTCCTCATCGTCAGCTTCCTCGTCATCCGCTTCCTCGTCGTCAGCTTCCTCGTCAGCGGCCATGTGCCCGCCTCCGAACAGCTCCGCGAGAATGTCGTCGGTTGCGGGAGCGGCATCCAGACCCATGGGATCCTCGCCCATAGGCGAAAGGACAACATCCCCAACTGCCTGAATGGGGACTTCGTCAGCCATCGGCTCTTCCATCATAGCGGGCATCGGCGATTCCATGGCAGGTGCTGCGGGTACAGCGGGTGCCTCAGGTGCCTCTTCTGCGAGCATCAGGGCCAGAAGCTCCTCAGCCTCAATGTCGTGGTCGGACATCAGCGGCATTTCAGCCACGGGATCCAACTGGATGACAGGCTCGCCTTCAGGGGCCAGGGTGTCCGCGCCCGGATCATTCTGATCCTCGGACAGGAACGAGTTGGACAGACGACGGAGGGCCGTGTTGATGGCCTTGTCCGACAGATCCATAAGGTCGACCGCCTGGTCTTCAACCTGCGCCGTGGTGGCGACGGGGCCGAGCATGGACTGAGCGATGCGGATGCACTTGGCTGCCTTGCGCTCTGCTGCGCGTCGGCGCTGACGCGCTGACTTGGCACGTGCTGCCTTCTTGGCTGCAGGATGGTCGGACGGTCCCTCATCAGGTGTCGCGGGATGTGCCGAGTTCGGATATGGGCCCGTAGTAGGCTCTGCAGCGAAGTCGCTGCTCATGCCGTAGTCCCCCACTTCTGGATCCGGCTCGAAAGCGGGGTGGTCCGGGGTCTCCCTCGGGTTTGCGGGTGGGTTGGCCGCTCGGCGGCCCCGTTGTGTCATTCGTACACGTGCCATGGTCTTGCTCCTCTGCGGCTTCCGCCGGGTTATTGATGATCCGTACGTTGCGAGATTAGCCGGCCCAGACGGATCAATGTCATAGACTCAGCGGTTGTAGGCCTTCTACCCAGTGCATTCTCACAAGCACCAAGAAACCCCTTGAAATCACTATATTGACCCGTGTGCCCCGCATAAAGGGCGGCACGGTAAATACCAACAGAGATGCTAATCCCTGCGGACTCATTGAAAGTTGCCACCCGGTTGACCAGATCAGCATCGCTAGACGATGTGGTCACGAGGGCTCCCAACCCGGAAAGGTATGCCTGCTTGCTCAACCCCTCCTTGACTATGTTGTCATTGGGGGCTGAGGTTGAGTTCTCTGGAGAGAGGGCTACCTCGGCATCCCCTTTGGCGAGATCCTTCTGGAGACGAGTTTGAGCTCTCTCAAGAATCTTTGCCACGATCTCATCCTCGAGATCATCGAAGGGTCCCTTTGCGGGAGCTGCGGGAGCTGCGGGAGCCTCATCCTCATCATCTCCTCCCCATCCGGCCTCGATGCGGGCGGCTTTGGACAATCCCAAAGGATCCACCCATGCGTCGGGAGGGGTGGAGAGCACCTTCTCGGCCTGCTTGGCGGCCCTTGCGCTCATCTCCTGCGGCTTGATGATGTTCCTCATCACAGCACCGGTAAAGGCCGGTGTAGCCACCCAGGACGCCTCAATAAACTGTACGCCGCCAGTGGGGTCGAGGGCGGAGTGACCGCACAGCTCGGCAACCCTGTGCTTCTGGCCCTGGTCGTCGTGGAAGAAGTTGCCCTTCTCGTACTTCACATGCTTGCACATCTCGGTCTCGTCGGCCGCAACGTGCCCACACTTGGTGCAGATGGTGAAGTCAACAGAGCAACCCATGGACATGGTGCTCATCTCTCCCGACTCAATGGCGGCCACCAGGTCGGCGTGCCTACGGTCGGTGGCGATCAGGATGTCGATGTAGATGCTGTCCCCGATGTCCCGGGCGACGGCATCGACGATGCGCCCCTTAGAGAGTTCCTCGATCTGGACGTGCTCGACAAAGTTGTGAGCTCCGATGAAGGTCCTGTAGCTCTTGACCAGCACATCCCTGGACCAGGCATCCATGTTGTTGTTGATGAACTTGTCGCAGGAAGCTGCGATTCGGTAATCCGTGTAGGTACGGACAACCTTCTGCCCATCCTCCTCAACGGCCCCCGTCTTGACCCCTGGAACTTCAACGGCGTCCACGGAGCACACGATGGTTGCGTGTGTGAGCAGGTATTCTTCGGGGTTGAATGACTTTCCGAGGATCTCGGTAGCCTGTTCGGTGACCGCTGCTGCTGGCGACCCCGATGCGGTACGGATGCGCCCCCAGCCCCGGTCATCGAACTTCGGGGACACCACATGTGCGTAGGCGTGTTTCATGAAAGCCATGTCTACATGCCCTCACTATGGTGGTGGATGTCCAGATTCTTGATGAGGAACATGCACCCAGGACAAGCGAACAGATGCTCGCTGGCCCCTTCGCGCCTCTTGTAGATGGCCTTCTTGAGGGGAGTCTCCTTGCACTTGGGGCACGAGTAGGGACCCGACGGACACTCCGCCTTGGTGGCATGGTAGCCACGATCCTTCACGGCCCAGTACAAGGCGACTTTCTCGGAGGAGGGGCCTCCCGGCAAGCTCACGGATCCAGCCCCACCGGGCACGGAGTCATATTCAGACGGACGAGGGCCATCGGCCCTCTGGAGGTCTTCGACTGGATACCGCTTGCTGCCGTTGGGAAACTGCACATCAACCATCCCGATGGCGGGATACACGGACACAATCGTCCCCGACTTGTCGGAGCCTGCCTCATAGGGAAACACAACATCCCCCACAGAGAACTCCGTAGCCCTGGTCTGATAGTCAGTGTATGCACTCACAGGATACTCCTCCCTCGGCTAAAGCGAGTACCCGTGGCCGAAACTCGCTTCCTTGTCAGCTTCCTCATCGTCAGCCTCATCGTCGTCACCCTCATCGTCACCGGCCTTCAGGAGGCGGAGCAGATGCTTGGCAAGACGCTTGGCAGATTTGGATGCTTCCTCGTCGGCTTCCTCATCGGCTTCCTCATCGTCAGCGTCGTCGTCGTCGTCGTCGGACTTCTTGGCGGACTTCTTGGAAGCCTCTTCGTCATCGGCTTCTTCATCATCCGCTTCTTCGTCATCGGCTTCCTCGTCTGCCAGGCGGATGAGTTGCGCGGCCAGAGCCTTCAGGTTGGCACCCTTGCCGAGGCCGCCACTTTCGACCATGTCGCCGAGCTCAGTGAGCTCGTCCTGCTCGGTCTTGTCGGCCATGTAGGGCTCGTCAGCCTCAGTGACCTTCTCGACATCGCCATCGACGATGTCCTCGACTGCGTCCTCGTCGTCGCCAGCGGCCTTGTCAAGATAGTCGGAGAGGAGATCGCATCGGTATGCGAAGTCGGCGGCGACCTTCTTAGGGACGCCTAGTTCAGTGTGTGCGCTCTCGAAGAGTTGTGCGAGTCGGTCAAGGTCATTGGTGATGGCCTTAGCGGACCGCTTAGTGATTCGTGACATTTTGGGGGTTCCTCCGTTTGTCCTATTGAAGGCCCCTCGGGGGAGCCATGATTTTGTGCCCGGGTCGGGTCGAACGATACCCTACCGAACGTCCCTCGTATTATTGTCAATCCATATAGATGCTCCATCGAAAGGAGGGACCCTGGATGGTCACAGGGGGCTTGGGAGAGGGGGGTCCGTCCCTGTGAGAAGTTGTGAGCGGTCGCCAGTTTCCAGAAATGCATCGGCATTGGCCGATGCAGGGCCGGTGGCGTCCTCCCCCCTAATGTTCTCCACTTGCTGCCGCCTTGTCTCCTCTATGATCCGGAGAACCTCATCGGCCCCGTCGTCTTCGTAACCCTCGCCGATGCGCCTCTCCAGGTCGGCCTGGTCGTCCTCGGCCTCCCGGAGTTGGTCCGTGATCTCCTGTGGGGATGCATTCGGGTTCTGCTCCTGGATGATGGCGGGCAGGATGGATGCCTCGTCCATGTGCCACTCCATGGCCATCTCTCGGAGTTGCCTCCTCATGGAAGGGTCGTCGGCGTCCTCAAGCATCTTGGCTATGGACCCAGGTCCGCTGTCGGAGCCGCCCAGGACCTCCATGAAAGCCTCATCGGAGAGACCGTTCATCGACTGCTGGAGCAGGGCCCTGTGGTCCGGTTCGTACATCTTTTCTGCGGGGGCCGTGAGGAGTGCGAGGCCGCCGGGCTGCGAGGCCAGCATCTTGACCATCGACTGGAACGCCTTAGGAGGCGCCGCCTCCTTCCCGCCGGGGAAGTCGTCCTCGTCCACCCCGTCCACGATTGCAGCGAGCTGGAGCCCCTGGAGGGCGGCCTTGGCCTCCGCATGTCTGGCGGTTCCCTCGTCGAGTCCCTTCATCTCCTCGAGCAGGCCGTCCGCCTGCTCCTTCCTCTGGTCGGTAGACATGTCCTTCGCATTCTCGAAGGATTCGGTGGTCCGGCGGGCCACTTGCTCTGGGGAGGGAGGGGAGATGTTTCCCGGGGGCGACATCGGGCCACCCGACATGAGCGGGTTCAGGGTGACCTTCTTGGCGTACTCCGCAGCGGCCAATGCCGCCCCGAGCTTCTTGGGGTCGCTACCCGTGTAGGGTTCCGACAGGGCCTTCTCCGCTTCGGCGGCAGATAGTCCCCCACCGACCAATCCGGCCCGGGCCTCCGCATACGCGGCGCCCATCTCGGCCTGCCCCGCCTCGTCCAGGCCGGATAGGGCCTGGTCAAAGGCATCCGGAAGGCCGGCGTCCGCCATGGAGTCGTGCGCGTTTCCGGCGGATTCGGCCAGCTCCTTCTCGAGATCCTCCCGAGAGGGACCCGTATCTTCGGGTGCCTCGTCCTCGGGTGCTTCCCCATCGCCGCCGGAGGCGAAGGCCTTGGCAGCTTCCTGATCGTCCTCGAACCCCTGCGTGGTCCCGGCGGGACTCATCCCGTACCAGGCACCGCTATCTGACTTCCAAGTGTCACCCGGTGAATGACTCCCAACTCGCCGCCGAACCACGGCCGTGACAAGTTTGAGGTGGTGGAGCCGGATCACACTCGAGATGAGCTCGGACCCCACGCGCTTGAAGTTGCGGGAGATGTCCTTGTCCCCCTCCTGGCCGAGATCTTCGATGTCGGGGTCGTCCTCCACCCGGATGCGCTCCCGGCGGAGGTCGTGGCGTGGCGGCTTCTTCGTCGGATTCCTGCGGACCAGTCTCTCGACCTCTTCGTCCTCACGCTCGGCGGGCGACTTGGTCCCCACCTTGATCTGTAGGCGCCGTGCGATCTCATCGAGATCCTTCGGTTTGCGGGCGGGGCCTCGGAGGACGTAGTTGGCCATGCCGTTGTCGAACGCCTCCAGGACGGCCTCCATGTCGTCCTTGCTCACACGCCGCTTCTTCGCCCAGTCCCGGTACAGGTTCCACTTTGCCTCGCTGTACTTGTCGTCGGGCGGGGCCATGTACTGAGACATGAGTTTCGCGTGGGGGCCATCATCCGGATACTCGTACCCGTGGACGGTGAAGGTGAGGGCGGCGTATCTGGTTGCTACACAGGATGCCTGGAGCTCGCGGACGTCGAACACGTCCTCCGACACCTGCTTGCGGAGTCCTCGGAGGGCCTGTGCTATCTCTGCGGGGTTGGTTCCATCGATCCACTCACCCTGGAGCTCGCGGATCCAGTCCACGACCTCGGGGATTTGCTCTGCAAGGTCGCCGGACTCGTCGAGGGTCACGGCCTCCTCGAGCAGGGCCTCCACGGTGAGGAAGTGCTTGCGGATGCAGTCGGGGCATCGCTTGGCCTCCTGGAACAGGTGGTCCTCAAGAAGGGCGAGTTGCTTCGCCATCTCTCGGAGGTTGTACCCAGGCTCCATGATGGGGAGCATGGGGATCTCGTCCTCCGCCATCCTTCTGATTTTGCCTGCCTCCGGCACAATGCCTCCTTCAACGGGGTCCTACCCCGTATCGGGGGATAGGCTCAGAACCGCCCACCCTCTTCAGAGGGTTTCGCATACTTGAGGCCGAGCTTCTCTGCGATGATCTCGCTGACATCGGAGTTCTCAGCCAAGTCACGGCCGACCTCCCCGTAAACCCCGCGCAGAACCTCGTTGAAGGTCGCGTCGTTGAGTCCGAACAGATCCCTCTCGAGCTTCTCCTTTGTGGATTCGGGGTCGATGTTCAGGAGCTCCAGGATGATGTCGATGTCCAAAGACCCCTTCTGATAGAGGTTGAACAGGGCGTCGAAGGTATCAGCATTGTCGCGGAGGGACAGCCGGGTGAAGGACAGCCTCGGGAACACAACCTCGTCCCCAGACTCCGTCTTCTCCACGAAGCCCATGCGCGCACACATGGGCTTGAGGATGTACTCCTCAACCATGTCCTGGAGGATCTCCCGCAGGAGCATGTACCGCGTATTGATGACTTCGAGGTTGATGCGGTCCCCAGAGTAGGAGGACTCTCCGGACAGTAGACTCTCGGTGACCCCGAGACCGGCATAGATCTGCCGGTCGGTGAGATCATACTCGCCGGAGAGGTCGAGAAGCCTCGAGTCGGCCCCCATCTCCTCCCAGTTGATCTGGAAGTTGGCGATGATGGAATAGTCGGGGTCCTGGAGGGCCAGGTCCACTTGGTCCCTGAGCTCCTCAACATCGCCCATGTCCATATCCTCGCCGTAGACGACCCGGATCGGAGTCATGTGCCTCGAGGCGATAGAGGTCTGGGCCTGGCGGAGCTTGTCACGGTAGACAAGGGTCCGGATGCACCGCTCGAGGATGCTGTGTCCGCGGGCCTCGTACTGCGACTTCTTGCGGGACATGTAGTAGACGAACGACCCTGCCTCTGGATCCGTGTTCAGGGAGATGTTCTCCCCCATGCGGATGGAACTGACCACATCCGCAGGCATAGAATCGACAACCCTAAATGCCTGTGCATCCCCAGCATCGGCCTGGTTGATCAGATCCTTGGTCTTCGAGTCAGGGATGAGCTCGATGATGCGCTCGTCCGTGAAAGGGAACGCCTCCATGTGGATCTGCTCCGGTGGGAGGACCCGGATGGCGGACCATCCCTTGTAGTTCTTCTTGAGCCAGTCAACAGCTCTGGCATCAGCATCGTCACGATCCCGCCACCCCCCCCCCCCCCCCCCCCCCCCCCCCC